GCAATCAGCCAGGCGAGATCGTTGCAGACGGCAAACTCCAGGCGGCGGAGGTTGCCCGTCGTGGGCGGCAAGGTCGCCAGCAAGTGCTGCGTCTCGCTGCGATAGCGTCGGGCTGGCTCAGCCTCGCCGAAGTTACCCCACCATTGCTTGAGATCGTCGCCAGGCAGGCCACTGTCTGATTCGTTCCCGCCGAAGAGCGAGAGATAGGCGGCTGTCTCCAGCCCTGCGACCATGACCGGCTCGCCGCCGATAAGCTCGATTTCCCCACCGTCCTGCGCGTGGAAAAGACGCACGTCGGTGAATCCGGTGGCCCGTCTCGAGAGTGAGTTGATTCCTGGCTGAAGCGTCGATGGGGGATTGTAGACCGTCACAACCCGCCGAAGGGTCCCGCCACTATCGATCACGGCAGCGTCGATCGTGACAGTACCTTTCCAGCCGCCCGTGCGCCGGACCTGCAGTCGGACTCCGTCCGTGAGGATCGTTCGAACGCTCGACAGATAGTCAGTCGAAAAGCGCGCACCATCGTAGATGACGCGATCACCCGCATAGACCGTGACAATCGCAAGGACTCGATCGTCAGTGGCTTCGATCGTGATCGTCTCGCCCGGCGCGAGCGCACTACCGCTCGGGGGAATGATCGTCAGTAGAGGCGGCTGCTGGTCGATGCCGCTGAGGGCGTCGTCAGGACGCAGCGAGAGCCAGGGGTCGTCCTCGAAGATGGCGCTGGTCAGATTCGACGCGACGTCCATGCGCGGCAGCCACAGCTCGTCTGCTGGCGCGAAGACGGTATCGACGAAGTCCGCCATCTTACGGCGAGCTTTCCGGCGCGACCGCCGTCCACGGCATGATCAAGTGGCCGAGCGTCAGGCGCGGCGCTGCTCCTGCCAGGTCGTAGGTGGTCGGATATTCTCTCGCCACCTTATTCATGAAGGCGTGCTCCAAGCGTCCGATGTGCCGGCTCCCGATCGAGGGCACCAGCAGCCAAGGGCGCTCGGTGCGGAAGCGCCCATCGTTGCCGGGCTGCTGGTAGAAGGGCGGGGTTGCGCCGATGCCGGCGTTCTGGCTGTAGCCGAGCGTGCACGCTGCGAGCGTGTCTCCACCACGCCAGCCGCCTGAAGAGAGAGCTCCGGTGGTGCCGTTGCCGACCGTGCCCCAGACGCGAGGCCAGGAGCCGAACGCGCAGGCAAGGGGATGCGTGACTCCCACATCGACATCGGTCAGCGACTCCCACAGACCGCCTGTGCAGGGCGCGTTCGTGGTGCGATTCCAGACGCTGAAAAACCACGGCGCGACGTTGCCCGCGCGCGACGTGTTCTCGACGGCAATCTGCAGCCAGAACTGCTGCGTGGAGTTGATGCCGAAGTCGCCCTGGTTGCCCGTCGCCAGCTCCGCGAAGCTGCCGCTGCTGCCGTTCCAGAGGGTGCCGGCCAGAAACCCCACGTTGCCGGTCAAGGCTGGCGGAGCGAGCGCGGATGCGCCCGTGGTGGCCACGCCGGTCGCGACGGCAATCGCCGCGCACGCGCCCGCGTCGCTGTTGCTGGTGGCGCTGCTGCGCTGGATCAGGAGGACGCGACCGCTGGCGATCTCTTCCAGCAAGAGCCAGGCACGCGGCTGCGTGATCGAGTTGTTGCGGACTGCGTTGTAGGCCGTCGCATCTTGCGACCAGGCAGGCGATGCGGTGAAGACGTCGAAGCTCGGCCCGGCCGTTTGCCCCTCGAGCTGAAAGGCGGCCTTGCCATCGCCCGAGCCACGTACACGCCAGCGGCCGCCCGCCACGAGCGCGTTCTTGAGCGCGATCAGAACGTGCCCGAGCTTGTCCTCAAGTGCGGGCAAGAGGACGTTGGTTGTGTAGACGAATGCCATGGTCAAGGCCCCGGAGGCTTGGGTATTGCGGTCGCCGGTCCTGTCGCAGATCCGGGCGCAGCAGAGAGGTGCACATGCTGCGAGAAGCTCAGGCCCTTCACGACCATGTCGCCCGCCGTTTCAATCGTGCCGTCCTTGCCAATCGTCACGCCGTTGAGCGCGATGGTGCCGCCCTTGATGTCGAAGTCGCCGTTCGGACTCATCTCGAAGGTGCCCACCGCATTGCTGATCACGACCGAGCCATCGGCCTTCAGCCAAAGCTCAGCGATGGGCGCGCCATCCGCTTTGCGCGCGTACAGGCGCTTCTCGCCCGGACCCGCCTTGCCAGCGTTCCGCACGTCGGCGTAACCCGTGGCGTGCTCGCCTCCCGACCCACTTGATTCGTCGAGCGCGACGTAATCCCCGGGCAGCGGGGCGGAGTCGTCACCCGGGTCGGCGAAGTGCGGCGCCGTGACGATGTTGCCTCCATCGGGATCGCACTTCACGTCGGCTCCGTGGGCCCCGTCTTCGATCACGCGATCGAACGATAGGAGATAGGCGACGCGGCTCATGCCTCTTCCCACGGCATGCGAGGTGGGGCTTCGCCACTGAAAGCACCTGGAAGCACGAGCCCGAGCGACGCGGTGCGCTCACCTTCGCTCTCCTTCAAGTAGACATCTCGCACGAGCAGCTCCATTTCGCTGTAGACCATGGCCCGCGGTGCGAGCAGCGTGATCGTGGTGTTCGGCTCCCACAGCCTGCCGCTTGGATCACGCCAGCTGGGAAGCTGCACGACGTACGTGACGGCATTCGCGAACATCCTTGCCATCTTCGCGCGAACGGCAGCAGGCGCGTCGCCCTTTTCCACGTCATCGAGCGTGAACGACAGTGAGCGCAGGATCGTCCCCGCGAGTCGATCATTTCGCTGCGTGTACTTCGAGCCCGTCGTTCCCCGCTTGGCCGTCGTGAAGCCGGTGATCTCGCTGTAGTACTCCTGCGGGCTGAACGTTGCCGTCACTTCCACTATCCCCGCCTCGCCCTCACGCAGACGTGCGACAGGCTTGCCCGGCTTGACGCTCTGCCAGAGCAGTAGGTCCCCGCGCGCGTTACTGCTTCGCACGACGCCGCGCTGCTTGGCGAGCTCGACCAGGAAGTCGTCGACCTTCGTGTCGTGGTCGACCTTCGTATCCACGCGCGAGCGCTTCCTCTTCGTGTTGACCTTGCGAAACGCCTGCCCCTCGGGCGCGCGCATGTCGACACCAACCCCGTAGATTCCCGCCAGTCGCTGCGCGATCTGCCTGAGCGTCAGCCCGGCCGTCTCGAACGGAACGAGGTTCCCCGGCAGGTTAACGTCTTCGAGTAGAGCTGCCCTCGAGTAGGCGCTGCAACTGACCGTGGTCGAGTCTGCCGCGGCATGCGGAGTGACTCCGACCAGCAGGCCAGCAAACAGCGGGACGCCCCCAAGCGTGCACGAGAGCGGCGTAAACGAGCATGGCCGGAAGGCGTCGCGCATCTCGAGCCGGGTGTGCTCGAACGGCGCGGCAAAGCCCACGCTCGGGTGGCTATCGAGTCCAAGATGAACTTCGAGGTCGTCCCAGGCGCGCCAGGTCTTGCCACCGATCTCGATCCCGACTTCGTCGAGCTCACGTGTAGTAGGCAATCGACGCCCCCGCCGGCAGCTCGAGTATCTCCGAACCGGAAAGCTCGTTCGTGCTGATCAGGGAATCGAGCCGGCTATCGACTGCGCCGTAGACCTCTGCCGCCACGTCGATGATCGTTCGCGGCCGGTCGAGCACGAGTCGCCGCTCCGTGGCCAGCGCAAAGCTCGCCTCGATGAGGTACCCAACGGCGCGCGCCGTCCCATGCTGTAGCGCCTGCTGCGCCCGGCCCGGATCAGGGAGGCCGAGGAAGACGACCGCATACTCGCGCCAGGCGACGAGCTGCCGGAACTGCATGAGCACTTCCTCAGCGGCGTTCAGCGCGGCGGGCTTTGCTTCGAAGCGGGTCTCGTAGACGGTCCGCAGACTACCGCCGACAGCTTGCTGCGCGAAGAAGTCCGACGTCCGAAAGTCGTTCGCCAGCCGCAGTTGACGATCCGCAAGCACCGGGCTCGTGAAGGTGTCGAGGGTCGCGCGGGCGAAGATTCGCTCCGCCAGGTCGCGATAGCCCGCGAGCCGCATCTCAATTCCCACTGCGGCGCGGGCCGGAGCCTGCAGCAGATTGATCACCTGCTGCGCGAGCTGCAGGGGCTGCCCGACCAGCAGATCGATCCCGTAGTTGATCGCACTCTGCGCGTCCCGAAAGGCCGTATCGGCGGCGGTCACTGCGTCCGCTGCGCCGCCCATGGCATCAGCGACAAGCCGAACCAGATCGCGCGAGGTCGACTTCGTCACAGCGCGCGCGGCCGCCGTCTTCGAGTCGACCTGCTCCGCAAACTCTTCGGAGCTGGCAAGGTCCACCGCGTCGAGCGCGGCGAGCAGCTCGTTGCGCGGACTCGCAAGCCCGGACGGGTAGAGCGCCTCCAGCGTAGCGAAGAAGGTGACCTCCACGATCGACTGATTCGCGCCCGTCTTGAGGTCGTCCCGCCGCGTGATCGTGCCGTAGGGGATCGCGTCGAAGGAGCCGTAGAAGGGGTGGTCGAGTCGACCAATCCCACGCTCGAGCAGCCCAACCTCGAACGCGGTCGCCGCCAGGTCATGGCTCTCGCCGGTGAAGAAGCAGCGCAGCGGGTAGCGCCGGACGCCATACCCGTTGTCCTGGACATAGCCGCCGTCGACACCCGGGAACTGAAACAGCGCGGTGCGCTTGTCGGTCTCGCGCGAGACGTCCTCGTAGAGGAAGGTCATCCGGATTCCGCTCGGAGGCGTATAGGCCCCCTCACGCACGCGATCCTGCCAGGCCACTAGAAGCTGCCTGACCGCGCGAGCGAAAGGCTCATGTTGGCGCCCGGCGAATGCTTCGAGAAGCTGGCCTTGCCGGTCTGGTCGCGAATCACGAGCTCGCTCTGGTTGGTCGTGGTGGTTTCGCTGATCGAGCGGGCAACACGGTCGGCGGGGCTGACGACTTGCGGCCCCGTCGTGGGTGGACTCGTCCCTTCGCCGGGCTCTTCGTCCGTCCCGAGGACCGAGCGCCCAAGCGCGCGCACCTTGTCCACGGCCCACGTGATCTTGTCGAAGATCGGAGCGAGCACGCTCTCGAAGATGCCGGCAATGCCCGCCCAGAGCTTCGAAAAGAAGCCCGTCAGCGCGCCCCAGATCGTCGTGAATCCCTCGTACCAGACCTTGCCGACCGCCAGGACGGCGTCAAATGCCACGCTCGCAACTGCTGTGACTTGAT